CACGAGACCCGAAGCACTGACCGTTGCTACCGACGCATTGGAGCTTTGCCACGCAGCCTGAGACGTCACGTATTGCGTGATGTAGCTTTGCGACTGAGCGATAGCGGAGAGTTGCGCCGTCGGTGTACCTGCGCTCAACGTGAGGCTGTACGGCGTAACGTTGACCTGTGTCGTGATGTTGGCGGACGGCGCTGTATTCGAATCGGGACGCTCTTGATTGCTGTTGACGAAGCCGGGAGGCAGCGCCGGATCTTGCGTCGCGTAGCCGCCGTAACCCGTCTCGTCCGACGTCCCGAAGACCGTGTGAATGCCGCGGCCATCAGCGTTAGTCGGATCCTGAAACAGCCCATCCGGCGGGACAGCGTTCACGCCGAGCACGCCGACCTTCATTAGATTAAGCTCCCGCTGATCGAAGGACATCGTAGATTCGACGTGGAAAACGAGCTCAACGCGACACAAACCGTCGTCGACTGCTACGACTTTGCCCGATGTCAGAAAGGGAGCGCCACGTTCGCAGAGGAACGTCAACTTACCTTCGTCGAAGAGCCGGATCGTCTTATCGTTGAGCGGCGTAACCTGCCCTGTGTCGTCGATTGGCAAGCCGATGAGCTGCATCGTGCGCAGGATCAGGTCGTTGAGGACTTCGCGCGCCTGTACTTCGCCGTCTTCACCGGGACCCTGAACGGTTAATGTCGCCGGGATATCCCACGACAATGACCATTGAAAATCTTTCCAGGGACTAAGACGAAAGCTACCAGTACGGAAGGCGAGAAAGGGGTACGTACCGCCCGACGGCGTGGTGTTATTCGTGTTGGTCGCGGTGAGGAACTTCCCGCCGCTGACCTTGAAATTCTGAAAACCTGAAACTAGTGCATCGTGAATCTGGTCTAGCGTCGGGCCGAAGGGGGCTTTGAACTTCATTCATCCCTCAAGATTTCAGCGACGATTGCTTCGCCCACTAGATCCGCGATTGCCTCTAGTTCTTCGTCTGCTCGGATATCGAAGAAGTCACGCTTGTGAGAGTTGCCGATCGCTTTGGCGATTTCCTTCGGACTACTGAATTCAATGTCGACTTCGCCGGGGCCGATGACTACTGGAATCATTGATCCCAGCATGTGGCCGGTGAGAGTTAGATCGACGGTGCGCCCGGCATCGTACGATGCGAGCAAAGCCTTCGCCTTCATCGAAGAATTGAAAGCTTTGTCAGCTAGATCTTTCTGTCGATCGGTCTCGGCGTTGCCTAGTGCTTTACGTGCGCGTTTGTCAGCCCTGGCTGCTTTCGCTTGCAGAAACGACCGCGTCTTACCCTTGAAGTATTTCCAGTTATAATAGGCTTCAGTGTAAGGCGCGAACTGGTTGCGGTCTGCGTCTAGTCCCTTGCGGGTACGAAGCGTAATGATCGCGATCGCGAACTGGCCGACTTCTGTAAGTTGCTTGTCGGTCTGCTTGACGGCCTTGGCGATCTGGGCGAACGCTTTCGCTAGGTCACTTTTAGCCACGGATCAACCGGACGGGGAAGGGTTGCTGCAATTCAGCCGCACCGAAGTCCCCGCTGTTGTCGACGTCATAGTCTAGCAACAGCGAAGCGTCGGTCAGTGCAGCGATGCCACGATGTTCAAAGTGCTTCGCGTTGCGATCGTAGTAACCGGTATCGTCGCCCTGCGTATCCGCCGAACGGAAGATATACGAGAGTGCGAGACACGCCGACGCTTCCCGAAGATCGCCCTTGCTACGCGGGCTCAGTCGCCCTAGCTGGAAACGCTCAGGCACTGATTTGGTAGCGCGGAGACGACGCTCAATGAAACGTGCGGCTTCGTCGTGGTGAACAGACCAGTCGTTGCGCGGCGTCCCGTCGGGGTTCTGGCGGGGCCAAATTTCCTCGAGACGGGGGAAGAACGCTAGTAAATCGTCGTCAGTGGAAAGCCGAAACGATGCCGCCATGGCTACACGTATGCGCTCTGCGGGTCACCCGAAATCGCAATGCGGACGGTAGCCGTCTGCGTAGCGCCTGAGATCGGAGCGATGTACAGCGACGTCACTGCGACGTTAGCAACGAAGACGCACTGATCAGGCAACGGAGCGCCGAGGCTCGTCGGGCTGACGCCGTTTGACTTCATCGTGAGCTGCGTGGCAGTGTTGCCGTTCAGCCGAATCATCACCGGGTAATCAGAGCGGATATCGATGAAATACCCGTTGACCACCGGAGTGATCGGAATCTGTGTATCCGAAGCGCCTGGCGCGATGCGCGTAGTACCGTGGAAAACAATTAAATCTTTGGTCTGATAGACCGTTGTATCGCGATCGTAGTCGACCTGATCGAGCGTTTGATCGTCGGCAACGATCGTACGGACCTGCGTAGTGCGGTAGGCCATTACGTTGCCCTTCTTCCCGAGAAAAACCCCGCCCTCACCCAGCGATCGCCAGGCAAAGGCGGGGCCGGGAGAGAATTACTGCTCGACCTGGAAGGTCAGATTGACTTCGCCGCCCGAGAGGGTGGCGCCGCCCGACTGACGCACGAAGCACGTCGAACCGGCCGCGAAGACCTGGGTAGCGGTGGTCAGCGCGTCACGAGTACGGCCAGCCGCAGCGGCAGCCATGGAGCTCGTGCAAGCCGTACCGCCGCCCGAAGCCGCGGTGAAAACCTGAACGACGGCGGAGGTAACCGTAGTCGTGGTGAGCACGGTAGCGTCGATGAGACGCGACTTGACGGCGATCGGAACGCTGATATCGAGAGCCGTTCCAGCGCCCGCGGTGAGCGGAACGCGGATATTGTAAATGGTGCCGGCGACTAGGCCGGTAGAGGCAGCAGCGCCGCCAGTGCCAGCGGCCGATCCCGGATCGGAAGTACCGACGCGGGGGTAAACATCGTAGTTGGTAGCCATTTATATAAATTAAGCCTTCGGTGATTTTTGTGGAGATTTGACCGGAGAGACAGCAGGTTGCGCGATCCCTCGTTCCAAGGCTTCAGCCTCGGTGAGAAGATGCGGCGCGATAGACTTCACGGTGGATACAGGAACGTAATCCGGCACGGTAATAGAGCCGCCTGGAAAGACGACCCAAAAACCAATATCGGGCAGCGCGAGCGTAATGCTTCCCGGTTGCCATTCCGCACGCATGCTATCGGGGATGACCTGATTAACAGCAGCGTCACCTAGTTGAATGCGATTGTAACGCCAAAACGCCGGAGGGACTTTGAGATATAGTTTCTTCTCGCCGTCGCTATCTAGTTCAGCCTGTAGGTTGCTTCCGTGCGGGCGCGTCAGACGGTGGTTATCGGTCGCGTTCTTTCGACGCATATCGATATCCTTGTCATCGATGCCCAGCATCGCTTCACGCTCTGGATCAACGGCATTGGGGCCGCCGTGATAATATCTAGCCACTGTCTATCTCTCCCGGTTAAATCAATACTTAGCTACTGAACGTCGGCCAGAAGCGCGCACGCGGCGCGATCCTTGACAACGAGATTCAGCGAGCAAGTTAGATCGAATTCGTCAGCGTAGACCTGACGGCCACGGGCGCGGAAATCGAACTGAAGACCGGCGAGACCGCCGAGATCCTGTTCAACCGCCTGCATAACCTTCTGGTCAGGCATGTAGCTCGAGACGCTGGTCGGGGGCAGGTACTGAACTTCAACCGAATCGGTGTTTAGGAAGTAGATCGCGTTGCCCGCGTTGGTCTGCGCCGAGTCGGTGCAGTCCGGGTCTTCGATGACGGTAAGATCCGCCGACGCCCAGTAGAGCGAGCGGAAGCCCGTCGCCTTGATCAGACCGCCATTGGTCATGACCTGACCGAACTGCAGATCGTTCTTGCCTGCCTGGGTGTACAGCGTACCGTCGAAGAGACCTTCGAAGACGGTGAAGAGCGCCGACGGCATGATCGCCAGGTTCGGACGGCCCTTCGGGCTGACGGCGGCGGCGGCGTCGATCGTCTGCTTGATTAGAGCCAGCGACAGCGAACGAAGCGAGCCGGAGTTACCCTTGGTCTGCGACGCCCAGTTGCTGTAGGTCGACTGGTTGATGTTGGCGTAGGTGCCGGTCGAAGCGACCGCCGAGCCGAGGCCCGTGATCTGGTTAGAGCCGGGACCCGAGCCCTTGTAAAGATCCTGGTTGATGACCTTCACAACCTTCATCATCGCTTCCATCATGTTGCGATTGATGAGGTTTTGTAGGAACGCGGCGCTGTTCTGAGCCGAACCGGTCCACTGAGCCTTCGTGGTCACCTTGATCGGAGCGCTGTAGGCGCCGAAACCGAGGTTCGCCGAGACCTGGGGGTCAGCGGCGGCGGTCAGGAAGTTGCCACCGTCGAGGTTGACGGCGCCAGCGGCCTGGCCATCGAAGGTCACGTCCCACGTGATGGCCTGACCAGTGGCGCAAGCGCGGACGGGGAGAAGACGCAGCAATGGAACCTTGCGCTGCATCTGGGGGCGAAGATCGTAATAAAGAGTCGGGTAGCTGGCCGATAGGTCAGCAAATGAGAAAGTAGCCAATTTTTAAAAACCTTAAGGAAAGCGAAAACGTTAATGCGTGCTTGAAGGCGTGCGGTGCGAAGCGGTGCAGCGAGGGCGAGGTTACTTCTTCACGCCATAGAGTTCTGCGTACATCGCAGGATCGGACATCGCCTGTGCGTGTAGAATCTCTTGCTCGAGGAAACCGCTACGGGGCTGGCCGTTCTGCGGAGGCTGCGCCATCGGCATACCGCGGGCGATCGACGTCGGCGGTAGGTTGACCTGCTTCGTTGGTAGAAGATGCTTCAGCTCATTCTTGAAGAGCTGTTCGGTGGCCATCTCGAGAGGAACTAGTTCTTCCTGACCGAATTCATCTTTACGAAGCTGGTAGGTCGAGCCGTCTTGAACGCGGAACTGCCCTGCGTAATGATTCAGATACGCCGGAATGTGCGGATTGTCTGCGCCTGCGTGCTTCGCGAAAGCAGCCTGAAGATCCGAGCGGAGCTTCGATTGCGCGGCGCGATCGTCTGCCTCTTGAGCTCTACGTTCTGCGGCGGCGATCTGATCTTGCATCGCCTTGAAGCGAGCATCTAACGTTTTCAGATTGAGACGCTGTTCAACATCACCATGATTCTGAACTTCAGCGGGCTCAGCCTGCGTAGTGGCTGGCGACACCGCGGCGAGTGCCTTTTGCACTGCAGCGTTGATCTGTTCCTCGACGTTCAAGCGCTTCATACGAGCGCCGAGAGCCTTGGAAACCGCATCGTTAATCATTCGTTCGATATCGACGTTGCCGTCGCTCGGATTACCGGATCCGCTGCCGCTGTTTGCCCCGTTACCGGAGGGTGCGTCCGCCATGGATTACTTTTCCTTCTTGTGAGCTTTATTCGACCGTCCCGCTTGCTTCATTGCAATGGCGACAGCCTGGTCGTGAGGATGCCCAGCGTTGATCAATTCCTTGATGTTCGCTGACACGACCGCATTACTAGAACCGGATTTCAAAGGCATTACTCACCGTCTTCGTCGACGCTGTCGAGGTAGCCCAAGCCCTTCAGCTTGTCTTTCCAGGAAGGCTTGATCGCGATGACGCGGCACGTGCAATTCGGATGCGCTGGTGCGTGCGCCACCTTCTTCGTCTTCTTACCGATCTTGATCGTCCACGTGCCGTCGATCGGCCGTTCGGTGCCGTCGAGATCAATGCAGACATCGCACTTATATGACGACTGATGCACCCACATCTTTTTGAGACCGGGTACCTGCTTCGCCGCTTCGGCGATGGAACGATGCTGAGCCGCTCCGTACGCCGAAGACGTCTCAGTGCGCACTAGCTGTTCTGCTTGCGGTCGGGTGCCGACGATGGCGCGTTGCACTTCGTTGACGACTTGTCGCGAAGGATCGCCGGTGATCATTCCGATTTGGACTTTGCGCCGTACCTGATTGAGCACGTCGAGTCCGTAGCGCTGCACCGACGATTCGAAATGATTCGCTAGGAGTGCTTGCGCCGGATCGGACATTCCCGCCGCTGCGTCTAATGACAGATTGAGTGGCGCATCGTCGAGTAAAGACGACGCACGAGTAATCTCGCTACTAACCTGCTCAACTGCCAAATCGATTGCGTCTTGCTGCGCGACTCCGTAGATATCTCCAGCCTTCGCCTCGAGCGTACCGATCGCGGCTTTGACTTCCGCGAGAACGCGCTGCAGAGTGAACGTAGAGAACGCGGTATCCGAATCGGTGACTGCGTACAGACGTCCGACGATTTCGGCTTCGGTCTGTTTCAGCGCTTTGAGAAAATCGTCCGCGGTCGCTGTCTCTAGCTTCGCTACTTGCTTCGAGTGATCGCGGAGCGTTGCTAGCAGCGTCCGCGCTGGCATGCTACGCGAACGACGTCATACCGCAGCAACGTCCTACGGCACTTGTATTAGAAGTGAACACGGTGCAATTGATGCGGATCCACATCGCCGGCTGTTGGACGAAGACGTTACTAGGTGTAGTGAACGTAGAACCAACGTTAGTCCAACTGGCTGCCGCTGGAGGATTGGCCGGGTCACAGCTGATTTGAACCTGAAAAGTCGCGCTGAACGTACCTTCGACCGAGACCGTTTTGGCCTCCATCGCACTAACGTCCGTAGCGGCGCCGGCAGTCTGCGATGCTGGTACCTGGACGATAGAACTATTTGCTTGCAGAGCCATGGGCCTTACTCCCCCCGGAGAAGGGTGGTGGAATTAGGTGTCTTTGACCGGCGGCCCTTTGGGCGACGCGGCCTTTGCTTTGGGTGGCGCGGCTGGTTCGCCGGGGCCGGGCGGTGTAGCTTCGGGAGGCATCGGCTGACCAGTGACAGGATTGATCTGCACCGGGCCCATGCTGACGAGCTCCGCCTTCATTTCAGTGTTCTCGTCGATTTCGCGGCGAATCTTCGCTTTGAGACGATCGTCCAGGTGCCCGAGTAGGCGGCCCGTCGCGATCGACTTCTGCATTTCAGCGTTGAACGTCGGCGATTCGATGTGGAACGTCTGCGCCAGGCTCGCTAGCTGGAGCTCTTCGAGCAAGCTACTAACTTCAAAGTTGTCGTAGCCGTCGATAACCCATTCTGTGTCGTCGCCGAGGAGACGCGAGATCTTATTCAGCGTGCGTAGGAAGAAGTCCCTGACGTAGCCGCCGTAAGCGCAGAGCATGATCTCCGTCGCTTTGCGGTCTTCGATCTTGCTAGCGCCACTGCGCGCAATCGCTCCGATGGCCTGCGAATCGACCGCTAGACTCATCTGGTGGACGATGCGGTAGCCTTCGTCGCGCTGCTGGATGAGACGATCCGAAGAGAACTTCAAAGGATCGATGCTGGGACTAGCCCAACCGAATTCTTCTTGACCGCGTTTATCGTCCTGCGCGCGGAGCTGCAACACGACGCCGCTGCCTAGGATGCGATTGGTAGCGTCTTCGGTGCCTTCGGCGCTGCGGATGTACGGCTGAAGAAAACACGCTTCCAGCTGCATCGCTGAGAGCATGCTCTCCTGGTTGAACAGGTCCACCGCCCACGCGGCGAGTTTGTTCAGGACCCAGAGACCTTCTGGCACAGTGAGCCATTCAAAGGGAACTTCGCCTAGCCCGTGCTGTCCGCTGGCGAGTAGCTGTGGCTGCTTGGCGTTAGGGTCTTTGGGGTCGTTGATGATTTCCCACGCGCCCCACGAATCGCGGTCGATGAGCGTGCGGATCTCGACTTCACGGCGCTGGTCGGGGAAGTCTCGGCGGAACGATTTCTTACCGAGGAGAATCCACTCTAGCTTGCCGTTGGCGTCTTCCTGCCAATCGTAGATCTCTCGAGCGTTGTACGGCGTAAGGCAGACCGGCGGATCAGTATCGCCGTCGTTGTCGTCAGGATGCAGCCCAACGAGATCCGGCGCTCCAATGAGCCAGCCGGCGCGGCGGAAAATCAGCGTGTCGCCGAAGACCTGCTTACCTAGATCGTAGAAGCTGGTTCCGTCGCCTTTGGCGTTGGCCATGAAGACGTCGAACCATTCGGGAGCGTCCGGCGCTTCGGCGTCAGCGATGTCTTCGCCGTCTTCGATTTCGATCTTGGGACGAATCTGCGGCTGCTGAGAAAAGAGCCAATGGCGGAAGTAGTCGACGATGACGCCGGTGTAACCGGTGTAGAAGCAACGCTCCCAACGGGAGACGTACTTCGTGTCCGGTTCACCCTCGAGCTGAAACAGGAAGCGACGACGACGGCCGCGATTGGCCATCAAATCCATGAACGGCAGACCGTTGTTGCCTGCTTGCAGCGAAGCGATGGTCGTCGCGACCATGCCAGCGGCTCTCTTGTATTCGAGACCGCCCTTGTAAATGAGCTCATAATCGACCCAAGCCGCGCCCCAGTTCATACGCTCTGGGTGCTCTTGGTTGAGCGCGTCCATGGTGACGGCTGAATAATTAATCATTGAATCTTTCAGCCACGCGCGACGCGCACTGGCGTAGCTTTCACTCCCGGCGTGCTGTAGCGGCGGAGTTCCATGACAGCGTACCTAAGGGCGTCGGCGGCGTGGTCGTTGCCAGGCGCTGGTTCCTCGAGCATGGCGCCGTGCTTATCGACAGCCCACGCGAGATTGCGCATCTCGTGAATAAGTTCTTTGCACTGCTTCGCGATGACGAGACCAGGGACCGACGGAACATAGTTCACGCTGCCCGGCATGCCCTCAGCGGCGTTGCACAACATCGTTTCAGACACACGACGGATACCGGCCGTGATGTCTTTGTGGGCGTTCATCGCTGGCAATCCAGCACGTAAGAATGCGTGGACGTAATCGGGACGGTGATCGCAGACGAACTTGTCAGCGCGCCACTTCGTGTGTAGGCGCACCGCTTCGCTCACCCAGCTTCGTTCGCCGGGGTTTTGTGCGATGACCTGTAGATGCGGCTCTTTGATTTCTTCGACTACGACGAGCTGTGACCCGGTGTCACCAACGACCACCATTGCGCCGGGATCGTTCCAGCCCCAGTCAACTCCAATTACCAGGGAGCGGAAGGCTTTGCGCGCTGGAGCGACGTCAATGATGTGCTTCGAGTCGTCGAGTTCGTAGACCAAGCCAACGAATGCGTCGAGTGACGCTTCATATTCACGTTTGAAGTAGCGCTCTGGAATGGTGGCTTTCGCGTGCTTCCATTCCGTCAGGCTGTTGAAGACGTTGTCAATGAAGCGCCACGAAATGAAGTCAACGTCGTGCTCTGCCTTGTCCGCTTCGCTCAGCCCGATGAAATCTTGGAACAAGAAGCCGGCGCGAGCGGCGTACGGCGTACTCGAGAAGATGCACCAGCCTTGCTTGTCGCTGAGGCGAGTGCGGAGCTGACCGCGCCAGGCGTCGGCATCGATACGATCGGCTTCGTCGCACCACATGCCGTTGAGGCCGGCGGACACTAGCGCTTTGGCATTGTCGGTACTCTTGAACTCAATGAGAATGCCGCCCTTGAGCCAGAGCTCGCGGCCTTCGTAGAAGTTTTCAATGAGTTCTTCGGGGAGCAGCTGCGTGATGTAGCGCCGTGGCTCTTTGAGCAAATCGTATGTAGGCGCGCAGACCCATGCGTGGTAGCGCGGCCGTCGATACCGATCACCTGTCGCCGGTACCTTGGTATTGCAGCGACCCTGCGCGACGTCCTTGAAGATCCTCAGCAAAAAGGCCGCGGCGCACGAATAGGTCTTTCCGCCACGAACTCCGGCGAGCACAACGAGCCATCGGCGCGTTGACGCTAGGACCTTCAGCTGTGCGGGATGCGGCGTGAAATTGCGTAGAGGATTCAACGGCCTAGCCTTCTTCGAAAGAAAAGCTAGAAAAAGTTTAAAACGAGTATTGACTTTTTCCGAGCAGGGACGATACTAGGTACATGAACAACGCGGCACTGGCGGCGACTGCGACGGACTGGGACTGCGACGAGCCCAGAACAATGGCGGACGCTTTCGCGAACATCACCATGAAAGAACTGGTCTTTGGTGCGCTGCCGCCGCTGTGCCCGGAGAACCCTGACCTGCGCTTCGGCGCG